CTTGCAACAACCTGGCTCTTGGCCTTGATTGATTCCATGATTGAACTTTGCGGTTTGTTGTAGCCGTTTTCGTCCCCACCTTCATCAGTAATGCGCATGGTTTCAATGTTGTACTCCAGATCAATTTTTTGACCAACGCCGGTCGAGCTTCGAGATTTCATACACTGTATTTGATACTTGCCACGCTCTTTCATGGAGCGACTGGTAAAGATACCAAACACATTGTCTGCTGTGTTGATTTTACTAATACCACCCGAAATATGGCTGTGATCAAATTCCATTTCTTCCACTGCTGATCTGTTCAACTGACTTGCCGTTACCAACAAAATACCCAGTTCTTTGGCCAAGTTGCGTAGTTCTTCACTCACATACTTGTCTTTCACAAATAAATCGTTGGGACTGACCTTGGCACTCACAGGCATGACCAAGTCAAGATAATCCACCATCACAAAGTCCACTCGGATACCTGTTTGAATCTGCACTTCTTTCAAGTATGCACGGATATCATTCACGTTGCTCTGTGCTGGCAAGCCTTTCACACGATACTGTCCAGCTTTCTTTGCCACCATTTTGACCTTGAGTTCTGTTGAATCAATGTCTTTGCGAATCTCTTTGGTACTCATGTTTGTGAGCATGGCATCTGTTCTCAAACTGGTGAGTTCTTCACTCAGTTCCAATGTGATATACACACCACTCATGCCCTGCTGCAACCAGTTCAAGGCAATGTTCATCATGACTAAGGATTTGCCCGAGCCCGAACCGCCTGCAAAAATGTTCAGCTCGCCGCGACTGAATCCACCATACAACAGTCGATCCATTTGTGGCCAACCTGTGCTGACCTGTCCACCCGAATTGAAATACTTGTTGATCCTGGCCGCTGGATCTGCAAAGTAATCTGTGCCCATGTCCTTGGTCAGACTGATCTGTACAGCATCCTTGATCAGTTTTTCCACAGGATCATAGTCGCCTTTTTCCAGCAGGTCTGCTGCTTTCAAGATAGCACGTTCCAGTTCCTGGCGTCGGGTAAATGCTTCAAACTCAGTCATGAACCAGTCATAGTGCCCTTCGTTGAGATCTGGCACTGCATTCAATTTGATGCCTGTGGCCGCAGCAATCTGTGCTCGGTCTGGCAAGGTCTTGAACTGTTCTGAGTGTTCCTTGATAAACGCTGCTGCGGTTCTTAGATTGCGATCAAAGTTTTCTGGATTGTAAATGTTCTGCACCCGAATGTAGCTGGCAGCATCCTCCAGCATCATTTCTAGGAATAGTTTTTGTACATCAGTGCTGTAGTCTTTTAACAAGTTGTTTCTTTCGTAATTCAATTTTGATTCGGCTGGTTTCTCTAGCTTGCATGATAGTTATCAGTGTGCCTAGTCTACCATATTTCTTCACAGCATCGTTGACATCTTTGCAATCTTCCCAGGTAGGAATACTCACTGCCCAGTTCAGTTCCACAGCACGATCAATCAATTCAATACCAGCAGAATCTTGATCAGGCACCACTGTAATTTCCCGACCCAGATTGCGAATCAGTCGTGCCTGAGCATCACTTATGGTGTTGTGCATTAGGGCAACACCGCCAATGCTGAGTGCGTCAAATATGCCTTCTGTCACGATTACCTGAGTCCAGTCTGATCGTTGTAGGTCTGTGCCAAACACGTATCCCGGCTGCATGTCATTTAGGTAGCGTGGATTCCGATCATCCAGGAATCTGATAGTATATCCCACTATGCTGTTGTGATGTGTGAATGGTATGATTACCTGTTCACGGCCAGGATTTGTCTGTGTCATCACAGGATAATCATCCGGCACACATCTTGATCGCACATAGTCTCGATGCAGTCCTGCATCACCGACCAGTTCAGCAAATGGCGGCAGGTCTCTTTCTTCAAATTGAATGTCTGTTAGAACATCTGCGGTGCGTTGTCTGTCATCCAGAATACCGTGTATGCTTTTGTGACGTAGGCTTTCAAGATTGGCCAATTCTATTTCACGTTCGGGCACACCCAGCCAACTCAAGAGCCTGCGGGCCTTATAACTTAATGTACGGCCAAGGATAAAGCTAGCGGTGTAGTTGCAGTTGAAGCAGTGATAGCTCCAGCCCTGTTCAGATCTTTTGAGGCCGCCGCGACTTCTGCGATCTAGTGTGTTGCCGTTGTGAGAGCAGCACACAGCGTTAAAGCTGATCCATCCTGATGCACTAGATTTTTTCTTGGCAGGTAGATAATTCACAATGTCCAGCATCTGCTTAGTGTAACAGATTTCTAGTACAATCGCAACGATTATCGGTATTGAATATTCTCAACCAAGCCGTTTGACAGCACCACTGTGGCTGCTGTAGATCCTTCAAACTGGATGGGCACATAACCTGATCCGCCCGTGGTCACTGTGACGTTGGCCACTGTGCCAGCACCACCCGGATTCAAAGAGGCCACTGCTGTGGCACCAGCACCGTAGCCCAGAATTTGTACATAAGGGGGTGCCACATAAGAATTGCCAGAATTGGTCAACAGTATTGCAGTGACCACACCATCTACCACTGTGGCTTGAGCTGTGGCTCCATAACCAAGCGATGTGTTTAGAGCAATTCTCAACAGGGGATGATAGCCCACAGCATTGAAATAAACGGATTCAGTAGCATCAAAGTACTCACGACTTTCAGTCACGTTGTAGAATTCTGATTCGTAGTCCTGCGCTGCCTGTAGTTTGAGTGTTCCTGTGTAGTGAACCAGGTTCATTTTGACAGTGGTCAGGCTAGAACCATTGGTGGTCATGTGACTGCTATAAAATTCTGTTCGTTGTGTGCTATTGAGTGGCTGAGGGTTCAATGCCCAATCAGGCCAATCTGTGGGTGCTGCACTCACAGTCTGATTCTTGCCAGTGATGGTGGGTATGGTAACCTCTTGACTGGGCACAAATTCAGGATACACACTATCCACAATGTCACAGTCGGCACGAGCACCTGCATTGGCATCAGTGAACGCTGCCTGATGATAACTGCCCTGAATGCGCTCTATGCTGTAGCTGCCTGGTTGTGCCACAATGTCATTGGTGTCTTCTGGTGCCAACACCACTCGCACACGTCCAGTAACGGCACTGAGCACATCCATATTTTTTTCCGTCAACAATTGATCGCCTGCTTGATTCATCAGTCGGAATCGAAATGTAGACCCTGTGATGTTTACAGGTTTTTGATCCTGGTTGATGAATTCAAAGAGCAACACATTGTCAACACCTTTGTTTACTGTTAAAGTTTTTGCGTACACTGGATCATACCTCGCTTGAAAATAACCACCCGTGGTGTCTACCAGTAATACTCTGGTGATTTGTTGATAAAGATAAACGGTTGTGGAATACATTGTTGTATTTAGCACACCATAAATAACCGCAATGGGCAATAACATATTCCAAAAACTAACAGAGAAATATCCGTTTATAACACTCTGTGTTTATGCCAACACAGAGTATGTAGGCGTGGTACAAAACAGAGATGATGCTGTGACCACTATCTACGATTTTGGTGCTGTAGTAGCTCAAAAAGACAAGCTAGAATTCTTGGAATCTGCATCCACCTGGTGGTGGGAGAGCAACCGATCCATCCCCATCAACATCTTTTTACGCAGGGACTGGGACAAATTCCGTGGCACATTGCGAACTTTTGTCAACAAGGATCTGGAAATATTACATGGTCCTGCCTGCAGCCTGTCTGAAATTGCTCGCAAAAAGACCAAACGCAGAAGTATCACACTGGTTCGGCGTCTTGACTGAGTAAATTCATGTGTAAAGCCACTAGAGCTGCGTAGCTAATGGCATGCGCTTTTTTAAAGGCGTAGCCTCGACTGTTGTCCCCATCCCAGACTGTTTTGAACACTTGATCCCAGGGCTGACCCTGTAAGTGTGCTTTGCCCGGACGAATAACAGATATAAATGCTGCCATTCTTGCAATAGAGTCTGGACGCATTTGTCGCAACAGATCTGTATAGTTGCCCACATGTGCCAATTGACCGGCCCAGGCAGAATCAGAGCACAATCTTGCCCAGTCAGG